CTAGACAGACTGAGGCTTGCGTAATGGTTCTTCATCACGTCAGCGAACAGTCTGAGTATGGTTCTACTACTGAACCACCTGCTCGTAGATCTATTCACGGTAAGGTATCTCAACTACCTGCAATGATATTAACACTGGGCTATGAACCTATAGGACAGTTGCTTAGAGTTGCTGCAGTTAAGAATCGCTTTGGTAAGCACAGTGCAGATGGTAAAGACTATGTATCTTTGTTTGCTAGTTATGGTTCCTGTCAGATCAGCGATGCTGATGAGTTTGGTCGTATGCTTGGTAGAGATGCAAGGTTTGAAAGTATGAGAGACAAGGTAGGCTAATGGCTAATACGGAGATACAGTATGTCAAGAAGAAGATTGCTAAGTTGGAAAATGATTTTGCTGCTTTTAGTTCTATACTTATTCAGGCGGGAATTATTGAAGTATATGAAGAAGATGGTCAGCAAACATATAAAGTAAACAAGGTTAAGGTAGATGAGCGCAAAGAATAAACGCAAGGGTGCATCCTTTGAACTAGATGTAATGAAATGGTTTAGATCTAAGGGTGTTAATGCTGAGCGCTTACGCTTATCAGGACAAAAGGATGAGGGTGATCTAGTAGTTATAGTTGCTGGTAAAACTTTTATCTTGGAGTTAAAGAATACAAAGGTATTAAACCTACCCCAGTTCTGGAGAGAAGCAGTTGTTGAAGCTCAGAACTATGCTAGTGCTAGAGGTATAACACCAGCACCACTATCTTATGTGGTAGTTAAAAGAAGAAGTGCAGGAATAGAACAGGCTTGGGTGGTCCAAGACTTACAGCAATGGTTGGAGGAGAGAGAATGATTGATAGACCACCAGAGTATAATATGGCTTGCTACTGTGGTATGAAAATAAGTGGAACTAATGAGAAGGGTCTTGTTAGTTTATTAAAAAAACATTTTGAATCAGGTGAATATCACCTTGCATATTTGTCAGTTCAAAAAGATTCTACAACAAAATCTGAATCAGAAAAGTTAGTAGACATAGCGATATCACTAAGGGAGAAAACTAATGCCAGTACCAAGCGGAAAGATAACCACTACTAAGATAATGCAAGGCTTAGATAAGGGAGAGCAATGCCAGGACAAGACTGGTCAAGAAGTAAACGAACAAACAGACGAAGCAACGACACCGATGCAAAGTCAATCCCAATCGGAGTAGTAGTACAGTTTTATGGTGGAGAAGTAAAAGAGGGTAGGGCAAGTTCAGTTAGGTGTGTAATGCACGATGACTCTCGCAAGTCAGCAGTGATGAACACAGTGGAGAACCTATACTTTTGTCATACCTGCGGTAAGGGTGGAAACACCATCAATGTTGTAATGGAAAAAGAAAGTTTGGAGTTTAAAGATGCTCTCGCAAGAGCAATTGAAATCTTATCTACAAGCGGCCACTCGCTACCAGCAGGGTCTAAACGTAGAAACCGCAACCTTTCTAAAAGAACGTGGCATATCTAAAGAGATAGCTGAGTCTTTTAGTTTAGGTACAGTAGTTGATCCGATCCCTGAGCATCAGTTGTATCAGGGTTGGTTATCTATACCCTACTTTACTGCTCTTGGTATTTGTGTTGGCTTTAAGTTTAGAAGATTAGATGAAGGCAAACCTAAGTATGGTATGGCTACTGGTCAGAAGACCCATCTATTTAATGTGAGTGCATTACTAGAACCTAAAGATACTATTGCAGTATGTGAAGGTGAGTTAGATGCAATCATTGCTACTGGTGCTTTAGGTATACCAGCACTTGGTGTTCCTGGTGTTGCTGCTTGGAAACCACACTATGCAAAGCTAATGAATGGGTATGGACAGGTATTAGTAATAGGTGATAATGATGTTAAGGAAGATGGTTCTAATCCAGGAGCTGAGTTTTCTAGGAGAGTAGCATCAGAAGTTATCAATGCAAGTATCTGTGTCCTTCCTGCTGGAATGGATCTAAATGACCTATACTTAGCAAAAGGGATAGAAGAGACAAAACGGATGTTAGGAGCAGTCAATGTATGAAGAGTTAAAAGATGATGGCACTACCCGTTTAGTCGGAGACCTTGCTGATCTTAGAAGTAAGAAGTTTATATCTGATATGTGGCAGGTGCTAGATGATGCAGGTAATTTACTTATCCAAAAGCATAAGGACTATGGTCCTACTAATATTTCTAACGCACCTGGCGGTCCGCTTAATGGATTGAGAGTGCGTATGCACGACAAGACTGCTCGCATCAATAACTTAATTGATACTGGTGCTGAGCCTACTAATGAGTCTTTAAAGGATAGTTTTGTAGACCTACTTAACTATTCAGCTATTGCAATTATGGTCTTGGAAGGTACTTGGCCTAAGTAATTCAGCACACCTAGTAGATAAGAAGCGTAGAAAAGTAGATGACTAAAGAATTACACCCGATACTGACTGACCTAGTACCAGCAGTGGCTAACTCTATTGCTCGTAGATTTAAAGGTTGGGTAGAGCGAGATGATCTAAAGCAAGAGCTTTATCTCTGGGCTTTAGGTAGGCAGAGTCAATACTTAGATCAACTTAATGAAGAGAACAAAGACAAGCGTGAGTATAGTGTAAGTAGAATTGCATTTCAGATGCGTAGAATTGCAGAGAAGTATGCTCGCAAAGAGAAGGCTCGTAAGGCTGGCTATCATACCTCTGATGAGGTCTTCTACGATACTGCAACTATCGCTAGATTAATGCCCTCTATTTTACAATCTGTAATAGAAGGAACTGTATTAGAGCAAGCACAAGATTTAATAAATGATGGACAACCTCGTAAGCAACCAGCCCCTTCTGAGGGTGGCAACCTCCTTGCTATCTTAATAGATGTAAAGAAATCATACTTAAAGTTAGAAGAAGAAGACAAGATCATACTTCGTATGCGCTACTACGATAACAATACCCTTCAAGAGATATCACAATACTTAGAGGTAGCAGTATCCACTGCTGATCGCAGATGCACCTCAGCTCTGCGTAGGTTGCAAGATAACTTGGGCGGGGATTCACCTTGGGCATAGATGTATTAAGAGAGTCTGAGTTATTTGATTACCTAAGAGAGTTTCACTTCTCTGATTTGAGTAAGAGTGAAGATGAGTTTGATAGTTTTGACTGTGTAAGTATGGAACATAAGATGTTTATTGAATTGAAATCTAGGAAGACACACTATGACGATCTGTTAATAGAGGAACACAAGTACTCCTCTCTCATAATGGCGGCTGGTATCAGGTCCCTTACTCCCTGGTATATCAACTCCACACCTAACGGCATCTGGGGGTTTAATCTCTCCAAACTCCCAATGCCTAAGTGGGAAGACAAGTGGCTACCTATTACTACTGAGTTCGCTAACAAGAAGAGCAGGTCTAAGCCTGTTGGTTATCTCAATATAAAAGATGGGGAAGAGTTTTGATCTACGAATACGAGTGTCCAGGTGGAGATGAAACAATACAGATTGAAAGATCTATCAATGCACCTGAGGAAAACTATAGGTGTTCAACTTGCGGAGCTACGCTTAGGCGTATCTATACCTCACCTGCTATAACATTTAAGGGTAGTGGCTTTTATACTAATGATAAATAATTGTGCTACATTTGTAAAAGTGTGCTACAATTCTGCTACAAGGCTGGATCCGATATCCAGTTGAGTGCTGGCAATAGCCCCTTCGGTATCCTATCCCGAAGGGGTTTTTGTCTTTAACAATTAAGAAAGCCCCGCAGAAAATGAACGAAACTGCGAGGCTTATTGTCCCTAGGAAGGAAGGGAACTCTATGTTATATCAGCAATACCTTGAATAATCCATTCAACTACTGGCACTGCTACTGCATTACCCATCTGTTTATATCTATGAGTATCGGATTGATCTTCAGTCCAGCCATCAGGAAATCCTTGTAGTCTTTCACACTCAAGAGGTGTAAGCCTACGCACTTGGTTTGTAGCTACCATTGGCATATTGTTTCCACCTGTTCCCATTCTAGCTTGCAGTGTATTAATCTTATCATCTTGTAATCTTATATCAGCAACTCTATTACCATAAAATATAATAGTAGTAGCTCTAGTATCACCATTATCAAATGAGTTTAAAGTAGGCACAACTCCGCCCTCCACCCAAGTTTCATAGTCCTCATTGGTTTGCGCCCTCCTACTTTTATTGAACCACAACATTATCTTCAGGCCTTTTGTATGAGGTTGCAGTTAAAGTTGCTGGTCCTTCTGTGTACCCTGCGAAACTTGACTGACCAAAGCTTCTTGCAGTGCTGTTGGTAGAGTCTTGCCTCTGCGGTTTGCTCTGCGTAGTATTCCTTCGCAAGCCTTCGGACTTAAATAGTACTTCTGCTGCACTGAGTGGGTTTCCAGTGCGTTTTCCAACGATGAAGATACGCCTTCTCCTTTGGGGAACTCCGAAGTACTGAGCATCAAGCACCCGCCAGGCAACGCCATACCCG